CCACCGCGCAGAATACGCTGCGACGCACAACGCAACACGCGCTGCAATTAGATTGCGAAACTGGCGTGGGGCTTAACGAAGCGCCTAACGCCGCGGATTTATACGACAGCGAAGTATTGCTTGGCGCGATTTTGACAGAAGCCGGCGATTTTTTGATTACGGAAAGCGGCGACTACATATACGCGCAACAATCTAATTTAATGACCATGATCCCTCGCGCCATGCTGCGGTGGTCTGACGACGGCGGTCATACCTGGTCTAACGAGCATTGGAAATCTATGGGCCAGATTGGCCAATTTGGTTTTCGTACCATTTGGCGCCGGTTAGGTATGACGCTTAAAATTCGCGACCGCGTGTACGAAGTGTCGGGAACTGACCCGGTTAAGATCGCCATAATGGGCGCCGAATTAGTCATAAGCCCCACCAATGCCTAGCCCCCCTAACGTCACAAATATCCCGGCTCCACGCGTTCCGATTATTGACGACCGGACAGGGCTATTGTCGCGCGAATGGTACAGGTTCTTCTTTAACCTGTTTAATCTTACCGGCGCCGGCGACAACTGGACTTCGCTGCAAGATGTTCAAGTAGGGCCGCCCGGCAGTCTTGACGATCAATTTGCGGCGGCCCAACAGCTTGCGGGCGTGTTGGGGGCGCCTGACAGTTCGGCACAAGAGTCGCAGATTGCCGTGTTGCAGAGCCAGGTGCAAGGGCTTTCTCTTATGCCTCCGCTCACGCCGCAGGCGCCTAACCCTGTTTTTGGGGCGTTTTACAGCACCGTAAACCAGCCCGATGGCTCCACTACAACGGCGTATCCGCTTGTCTACGACACAATCCAGATAGAGCGGAACGTTGAGTTGCAGGACCGCACGGCGACGTTTACGGCGACCCTCGGCCCTGCCAGCACCACCATGACGGTCACAGCAATCAGCGCCGGGCCGATCTACCCCGGCATGGTTATCGCCGGCACGGGCGTCACGGCTGGCACCTACATTGTGTCGCAGACCACTGGCACCGACGGCAGCACCGGCAATTACGTTGTCAGCACTTCTCAGACGGTAGGGTCCACGACTATTACCGGGACGTGCAAATCCAAAATAGTCGCGCGCGCGGCGGGCACTTACAACGTCCAGTTCAGCATCCAGTTCGTCAACACCGACGCCAGCATCCACGACACGGACGTATGGCTGCGGAAGAACGGCACAAACGTGGCCGGCACCAATAGCCAGTTCTCGGTGCCCAACCGTCATGGCGGCATAGACGGGCACCTGATTGGGGCGCTAAATCTGTTTGTGGAATTAGCGCCAAACGACTATGTTGAGTTGATGTGGGCGACCACTAACTCGGCTACTACAGTTCAATACATCGGGCCACAAACCGGTCCTGTGCGCCCGGCAACGCCGTCTGTTATTGTAACAATTTCTTTAGCTTCGGTGCCGTCTGTATGACCTTGGCGCTATTTTCCCCTATCCTCTCGACCGGAGCGCCTGCTAAGTATAGGCTGCTTGCCGCAAAACTAAAGGACCGACCCTATGGCCACCCTTAGCCCGCTGCCCAAACTGCAATTTTTTGACGCCGCTGGCGTACCGCTGGTTGGCGGAAAATTGTACTCATACGCCGCGGGCACCTCGACGCCATTGGCGACGTACACCAGCGAGTCGGGCACGGTTCCTAACACCAACCCGGTCATCCTTGACGCGCGCGGCGAAGCATCTGTTTGGCTGGGGTCTTCCGCGTACAAGTTGAAATTGACCACCTCAACAGATGTTGAAATCTGGACGGTCGATAATATCGACAACATTAGCCAAACCGATCTGGACGCGCTGGAAGCGTCTATTAAGGCTTATTATTCGGCATCGTCTGGTGCAACCCATGTAGGGTATATTCAAGACCTTGCTAACGCTACTGCTCGTACCGTCGAAAGCAAAGCAAGCGACATTATATCGCTGAAAGATTTTGGCGCGGTAGGCGACGGGGTAGCAAACGACACAACCGCCGTAAACAATTGGATAACGGCGGTGCTGGCGTCTGGCGGCGGCGCCGGGTATGTGCCAACAGGCATTTACCGGGTAACATCACAAATTACAATTGACTTGGTTAATTGCCGCACAACGGGCATTCGTTTATGGGGCGACGGCCCGCGCCGCAGCTATTTTAACAGCGATTATACCGCAGGCACTTGTTTTCGCCTTATCAACACCAACACCTCAGACGGGTATTTTTACACCTCGTTTGACGGTATAGGCTTTGAAGGCAACGTTGACGGCACGATGTTTGAGTTAGGCGACACTGCCGGCGGCGACGGCGGCAATAGCCTTAACTTCCGCAACATTACCATGAACAACTACTCAAGTGGCGTTAATGCTAAAACACTTATTATGACGCGCATTTTTGCGTCTACGTTTGAAAACCTGACTATTAACGGTTTGGGTGGCGCGACCAGCAACAGCATCGTAGTGACGTTGAACGAAGTGCAATTCAGCAACTTCAACAGTTGTTCGTTTGGTAATGGCAAAACGCTTTTGGTGTTTGGTACTGGCGCGTCTGGCTATTCATACGGCAACACGTTTACTAACTTGGACCTTGAAGAAGGTACCCTTTGCCTGTCTATCGACAGCGCAAACGCCACCAAGAATACCTTTCTTGGCGGTACGTTTGTCAGCACGTTTGGGGATTATTGCGTGGACGCCAACCTTGGCGACAGCAATATGTTCATCAACGTCAATTACGCTGCGTACAATATCGCCGCCTTTGACACTAAGGTCGGCGTTATTGATATGCGCCACAACCTTATGCGGTATTCGTCTGACTACAAATTCTTTATTCCCAACATTAACCAGTATAGCGCGGGCAACACCGGCTCCACTATACCCAACATTCAGTTCAATTCGTCGCTTGGCACCGACGACGCCCCAACCGTACTGACGGCGGCGCAGCAAGTTGGTTCGCTGTACGGCAAAGCGTATGACGGCGCGGCGTACCAAACAACGTCCCGCATTGACCTTTACAGCCTCGGCGCCCCGGTCACTTCTACATCTTCGCCCGGCAACATTCGGTTTTTTACCACTCCCTCAGCTTCGGTCACGCCCGTTATCCGTGCGGTAGTTTTAGAAACCGGTAACTTTGTGCCTGAAACCGACAACGCTTATTCGGTGGGGCAATCCGGTCAACGGTGGTCAGCTATTTGGGCCGCCAACGGAACCATCCAAACCTCGGACGCGCGCACCAAAACTGACATTACCGATGCCGCGCTGGGGCTTGATTTCATCAACGCCCTGCGCCCGGTGTCATACAAGTTCACGGTCGGCGGCACCCGCGTTATTGGGCAGGAATACGAGAACGACATTCCCGGCAAGGTGCTGACCGAGGACGTGCCTGGCCAACGCACCCACTGGGGTCTTATCGCCCAAGAAGTTAAGGCCGTCTGCGACGCTGCTGGCGTGGACTTTGGCGGCTGGCTGTTGACTGACAAAGACAACCCCGATAGCCAACAGGCGCTGCGGTACGACCAATTCATTGCGCCATTGATTAAAGCGGTGCAGGAGTTGTCGGCGCGGGTAGCGGTCTTGGAAGCTAAAGGTTAAGGAGTTTTAACATGGCCGTTACCGTAACCGTTCTGATCCCGGCCAAGACCGCCGAGAACGCGCAGACGACGCAATACACCTCAACCGGCGTGACGACGATCATCGACAAGTTTACGGCGACCAACTACAGCGCCGCAGCCGCGACGATCAGCGTCAATCTGGTCACGGCCGCTGGGTCCGCCGGCAACGACAACCTGATTGTTAAGACCAAGACGTTGCAGGCCGGCGAAACCTACACCTTTCCTGAGATTGTGGGCCAGATATTGGCCCCGAGCGGGTTCATCTCCACGATTGCCGGCACCGCGTCGGCGGTCAACATTCGCGCCAGCGGGCGCCAGGTGACGCAGTGACCATAACAATCCGCCGCCCTGAATACGCCGACCTAGGCCGATACACCGAACTGGCCGTTGAGTTTATTGCGGCGGCGCCGATCAGCAAACTTGTAGAAATAACACCCGACAACGTGGCGGATTTTTTGGTCCGCGCCATCGACAACCCCGATGTAGGCATGTGGATGGCGGTCAAAGACGGCGCCGTTGTTGGTATCTGCGGAGCGCTGCGGTACCCGCTGTACTTCGGCCCGCAACACATTATCGTGCAGGAGTTGTGGTGGTGGCTGACCCCTGACGCGCGAGGCAGCGGCGCAGGGCAGGCGCTGTACAAGACACTGGAAGATTGGGCCAAAGAAAATGGCGCCGCCGCTATCTTTATGATTGCGTTGGACGACGATAGGGTGGAAAAAACCAGTAAGTTTTACGCGCGCGCCGGGTATAAACCTTTGGAGCGCACGTTTGCAAAAGGGGCCGGTTCATGGCTGTAGCAACTTCAACGGCAATTCTTGGCGCCGCAGCGTTGGGCACCGGCGCTAGTTTGTACGGCGCCAGCCAAGCGGCCAAAGCGCAAAAGTCCGCAGCTAACCGCGCCACCGACGCGCAAATGGCGATGTTCGAGCGGCAGCTTGAACTGCAAGAGCCTTTTCGTGAAGCTGGCTTAACCGCACAAAATCGGCTGTTGACGTTGCTGGGTTTAGGCGCGGATCCCAATGCGGCGGACTTTGGCAAATACGCCCGCGATTTTGGCATGAAAGATTTTCAGACCGATCCTGGTTACGGGTTTCGGTTAAACGAGGGTATGAAGGCGCTGGAACGGTCGGCGGCTGCGCGGGGCGGCCTGTTGTCGGGTTCAGCGTTAAAAGGTAGCCAACGGTTTGGGCAAGACTTGGCGTCGCAAGAGTATATGAACGCTTTTAACCGCTACCAAACCAACCGCGCCAATCAACTCAACCCGCTGCAAAGCCTCATGGGCGCGGGCCAAACCAGCGCGAATGTTTTAACCGGCGCGGCGGGCCAAACCGGACAAGGCATGGCGAACTCTATGATGGCTGCCGGCGCCGCCCGCGCGAGCGGCTACACTGGCATGGCCAGCGCGCTGAACCAGGGCCTTAGCACGGGCGCCAATCTGTACATGCAATATCCGCTGTACCAAGCAATGAGCCAGTATTACAGTCGCCCTAGCTACGGCCAAGTATCAGGCGCTAATGTAGGCGGCCCTGGCGGCCTCTAAGGAGACGGAACTATGGTAGATTACACTATCGCGAACCAAATCCGTCCCTTCCAACTGCCTGACATTGCCGGCATCGCGGGCGCCATGCAGGGGTTGGAACTGAACCGTATGCGGTCGCAACAACTTCAAGCCGCCGAGCAGGAACGCAACGCGCTGCGCGGTCTTATGGCTGACCCAAACTTTGATATTTCTTCACCTGAAGCCTCGCGCCGCATCTTGCAAGTGGCCCCGACCATTGGAGGACCGGCGTATAACGCCGCCCTTTCAGGACGCCGCGAACTACGCCAAAGCGAAACGGCTGCGGCAGAGGCAACACTGAAAAATTTTGAGTTAAGCCGTGAAAGTTTGCGTGGTATTTCGGCGCTCCCTGAAGGCGACCGTCAGGCCGCTTGGGAGGCTTGGCGCGCGCGGACTGAAGCTACTGTGCCGGGCACTCGCGGGTTTATCCCGCCCGCGTATTCAGATGAGGCTTTTGCGGCGATGATTTCTAAAGCCGATGAAATCGCCAAAAACCTGACTGAGCGGCCAGTGGTAACTCAAGTGCCAGGATTTCCGCCATTTTTGACGAACCCGCGCACAGGCGTAACACGACCGGCCACAGAAGCGAATGCTCCGCCAGCCGCACCGCCCGCCGCGCCCCGCGCCGAAGGGCCTCCAATGTCGCCGGGCCAAACAGCCGCGGCACCGCGGTCGCAATCTACCGATCCTTTGTTGATTGACGCGGCTATTCGTCGAAACGAAGGCACCGCGCGCAATCCCGCGTCGTCGGCTGTTGGCCCATATCAGTTTATCGACAGCACATTTGTGGACCAGTTCCGGCGCAGTTTTCCCGACGTAGCGCGAAACCTGCCGCCGGAACAGATTTTGACATTCCGCGGCGCCCAAACGCCTGACGGCCGGCGCGTGGAAGATGTTATGGGGCCAGCGCTTACCACGCAAAATCAGCAGGCGCTGGTGCAGGCAGGGTTTGCGCCGACAGCGGGTAACACTTACCTCGCGCATTTCTTGGGTTCTGGCGGCGCGCGAGCCGTTTTGCGGGCCGATCCAAACACGCCTATATCTCAGTTGGTGTCCCGCGAAGCTATCGCCGCCAACCCGACTATTTTAGGTGTCCCCGGCGTAACCGCTGGGCAGATCGTGCAGTGGGCTAACAACACAATTGATATGGGTCCGCGCGACGCGCGGCGGGCGCTAACCACGCCGAATGCCATGGCGGCGCCGGGCGCTACCACCAACGCCATGCTGGCGCCGCAAGACGCCACGGCGATGGGACAACCGCAATTGCCGACGTTCGCTCCGCCGCGCTCGATAGCAGAGGCGTTATATCAAAAAAACATGATGGATTTAGCGGTTGACCTAGAAAAGAAGCGCCTCGAAGCCGAACGCCGCCGCGGCGAACAGCCTGAGCGAGTGCAAGAAGCCGGGCAAACATCTGAAGCGCAAAGGCGCGGGGCATTGACCGCCGAGCAAGAGCGCGACGAGCGTAAAAAGCAAGAAGGCCGCACAAACGTCAACACCACACTTGGTAAAATGTTTGCGGCTTACGAGCGCCTAAACGAAATTGGCGGCATCCCCAGCGAGACAAGAGGTACGGGCGGTAACATCGCCGCGTATGCTGCGGGCACCGCCCCCGGCCAAGCAGTCGGACAAGCGCTGGGTACCCGCGCTCAATCTGTGCGAAACGAACTTCAAAGCCTTGCGCGCACACTCATAACCGACATTAAAAATTCGACGGGGATGTCGGCGCAGGAAATGAACTCCAACGTCGAATTGCAACAGATGTTAGCGGCAGTGTCTAGCCCAACGCAGTCTATTGAGTCTGTGCGCGCCATCATTCAAAACCTTAGCGAGCGGTATGGGCTAGGCCAAACATTTGCGCCGCCCGCCCCCGCGCAAGCCCCCGCCGCCGCGCCAGCGACGCGCCCGGCTGAAGGTGTGCCGGGTCCGCGGCGCGGGGCGGCGGCCCCGGCGGGGCGCCCAACCTTAGAACAGTTCCTTGAGCGCGCCCGGCCCGCCAACCCTAACGCATCAATCGAAGACCTTACGGCGTACTACAATCGCACATACGGGGGCCGCTGATGGTTGATATTGTCGATCCGTTTCGCCAACCATCGCCGACCATTGTAGACCCTTTTTCGGGCGTCGCCGTTACCGATCCTTTCGCCGGCGCCGCAGCGCCCGACACGTCAGTCGCGCAGAACGTCGGCGTGGCTGCACGGGCGGCGTATCCGCAGGCCACGGCGGCCGGTCTTGGCGCGCTGGTAGGGTCGCGCTTTGGCGCGCCTGGCGCCCGCGTCGGCGCCGCGCTTGGCCCTCTCGCGTTAGGTTTGGGCGACATCGCCGCAACCGGATACAACGTCGCGGCGCCGTACATCGGTACGCCGCAGGTGTCCACGCCGTCTGAACTGATCCAAAGCGGGTTTGAGCGCGGGGGCTTTGGCGCCCGCCCGCAGACGCCCAAGCAAGAACTGTTGAGCGCGGGCGTTTCCGGTGGGGCAAGCGGTGCCGCGCAAGCCGCTGCGTTTAACGTGCTGGCCCGGCGGCTAGGCCCTACCGTGGCGCGGAACGTGTTCGCCCAGTTAGGGCAGCAACCCGTTGTCCAAGCCGGCGCAGGCGCAGGCGCGGCCATGGCGCCTACGGCGCTGCGCGAGTATGCCGACGTGGAAGACCCTTACGCGCTTATGGCGTCCAGCTTGGTTGGCGCCGTTTTGGGCGGTAAAGCCACGGCTGCTGCCGGCAACGTCGGCCGGGCGGCGATGGACCTACCGCGCATGGCGACGACGCCGACGACAACCGAAATACGCAACCAGGCCCAGCGGGCGTATCGGCAAGCTAAATCGGCGGGGGTAACGTATGACCCAGCAGCAGTCACCCAGTTTGGAGACGATCTAGCTGTTACGCTGCGTAATGAAGGGTTTGACGCCACTCTACACCCGAAAGCAAGCGCGGCACTGCAACGTATTCAAGAAGCTGGCCAGCCTGCTGCGCCGGGGGCGGCTGCCGCGCCAGTGTCTTTTGAAGACCTTGACATCTTGCGCCGTGTTGCGCGCGGCGCCCGCCTTAGCGACAACGCCGATGAGCGTCGCATCGGGCGAATGATCATAGACAAATTGGATAGTTTTGCGCTTCGGCCGCCGTCAAACGCGGTCTTAAGCGGCGACGAAAAGGGCGCCGGCACTGCTATCCGCGAAGCGCGCAGCCTGTGGTCGCGCATGAGCAAAAGCAGCGAAATTGAAGATTTGGTGGAGAACGCCAAACTGTCCGCGCAAGGCGTTGGCGGGCGGATGGATGAGGCCATTCGCGCGCAGTTTGCCTCTTTGGCCCGCGACATTAACAAAGGCCGCAACCCTGGCTTTACCCCAGAAGAAGTGGCCAACATCGAGCGCATCGCCAAGGGCGAAACGATGCGCTTTGGCACTCGCGCTGTTAGCGCGCTGGCGCCTAGTTCTACCCTTCGCGGCCTGACTACGGCGGCCACGCAGGCGGGCGGCATGGCGCTGGCGGCGAATGATCCTTACGCAGCAGCGTTTGCTATCCCAACCATGGCGGTGGGCATGGGCGCCCGCGGCGCCCGAAACGCAATGGCGCAGATAGACGCTGCTCGATTGGCCGCCGGTGTGCGGCGCGGTGATGTGACAGCGCCCTTTGCGGCGCGCCCGGTGCCATTGATGTCGCCTACGTTGCAGCAGATACTGTCGCAGACGGAACCCGAACCCGCCAACGCTTTTGCTCGCTAGAGGCCGCCCATGACGCAAGACTTGTACAACATCATCGTGGGCATAGCCGGCGCCGCGATTGGTTGGATGATGAAAGTGGTGTGGGAGAGCGTCAGGGCGCTGCAGACCGACATGAAGGCCATTGAGCGCGAACTGCATACAAGCTACGTCAGCAAGGACGACTACAGGGCCGACATCCAAGAAATCAAAGAGATGTGCAAAGCGATCTTTGAGCGGCTTGAGCGTAAGGCCGACAAGTAATGGAACTGCCCAAGCTGACGCCTGTTGTGCAGTTTGCGACGGCCAGCTTCGCGCTGGCTGTTGGCGGCTACTCTGCGGGTGAAAAGTTTGGCTGGTTCAAGAACGAGATTATCGCGTGGGCGCCGGAGCATTTCAGGATCGTCGACACCAAGATTGGCCAGCCCGTTACGGTAACAGTGGCGCGGGTCAAAAAGCGCGACGACTGTTCGGTCGAAGGGTTCGAGGTGACCGTGCGCGATGGCGCTGGCGTTATCCACCAGGCCACACCAAGCATGACGCGGTTCACCGGTCCCGCTGGCCCTGCGATCGACACCTTCACCTACCTGCTGGACATTGCCGACAAGGAAACCATCGCCCAAGGACGGGCGACGCTGTTGGCTACTATTAAGTACAAGTGTCCTGAAGGTGAACGGACTGTCACCTATCCTCGACACCAAAACCTGACCTTCATGTTGGAGCGATAGGATGGACCAGCTTCTGAACCTTGTCCGCACGGTCGCGCCGTCCATCGCCAGCGCCGTCGGCGGCCCTCTGGCCGGCATGGCCACACGCGCCATTTCTGAGGCTCTGCTGGGCAAGCCAGACGGCACCGAGGCCGAACTGACTGAGGCCGCGGCCAAGGCCACACCGGAACAGCTTCTGGCGCTGAAGACCGCCGAGCAGGACTTCGCGGTCAAGATGCGCGAGTTGGACATCGACCTAGAACGCATCGCCAACGCCGACCGTGACAGCGCCCGCAACCGCGAGGTAGCGGCGAAGGATTGGACCCCGCGCATTTTGGCTGGGCTAATCACAGCGGGGTACTTCGGCGCCCTGTTCTACATGCTGCAAAACGGCCTGCCGCAGCACGGCGGGTCTGAGGCCTTGTTGATCATGCTGGGTACCCTTGGCACGGCTTGGGGCGGCGTTGTAGCGTATTACTTTGGCAGCAGCGCCGGCAGTAAAGAGAAGACCGACGCGATGAATAGGATGGCTCGCAGGTGATCACTTCCAAGTTAATGCAGGGTTTGGGTTGGACCGATCCGGTCGAATGGGCCGCAGTGTTGGACGACGCCTGCAACCGCCACGGCATCATCACGTCCAAGCGCATCGCCATGTTCCTAGCCAACACGGGCCACGAGAGCAACGGCGGCCGCGCCATCCGCGAGAACTTGAACTACAAGCCCTCTGCGCTGGTGGCGCAGTGGCCCAAGTACTTCTCGCCCGAATACGCCGAAGAGGTGGGCCGCACGGACGCGCACCCGGCGGATCAGAAGGCCATTGCCGAGGCGGCTTATGGCGGGCGCATGGGCAACAAGAACCCTGGCGACGGCTGGCGCTTCATCGGCCGCGGGCTAATGCAGACGACCGGGCGGTACAACTACGAAAAGCTGGCGCAGACCATGGGTATGCTGGTAGATGATCTGCCAAGCTGGATCGAGACTAAAGAAGGCGCCGCCGAGAGCGCGGCGTTCTACTGGGCCGCCAACGGCTGCAACGAACTGGCCGACGCTGACGCGCTGGACAAGTGCCGGCAGCGGATCAACGGCGGCCTGATCGGCATAGTGGATGTGCGCGAGCGGTATATTAAGGCGCTGGGCTTGTTGACGTAAGCAGTTCCCGCCGCTCGCGCATGGCGCGGAGCGCGGTGAACCGCTGGTGCATACGGATCATCAGGGTAGTGCGACGCTCGCCCTGACGTTCTTCTTCGATTAGGTTGGCCAACTCGTCTTCGCGCAGGCTGCTCAACCGGGCGTTCAATTCCCGCCAATTCATTCTTTCGGTCCCTTCAGTTCGTCCAAGGCCATGTCTGAGATGGCGCGTTTGTCATAAAGCCCGGCCCATATACGCTCGTCAATGGTTTTGTTGCAGAGCAGGACATAGACCCAGACCGGCGCGGTCTGGCCGCCGCGGTGCAGCCGCCCGACGACCTGCTCGTACAGTTCGAGCGACCACGGGATTGACATCAGCACCATCTTGTTGCCGCCATACTGAAGGTTCAGCCCGTGCCCGGCCGACTTGGGGTGGATCAACAGCAGTTCGACCTTGCCGGCGTTCCACCGGGCGATGGCGTCGGGGTCGTCGATCGTCACGGCATGGGGGTAGCGCCGGCGCAACTCGGCCAGTTCTTCCTTGTAATTGTAAACGACGATGGTGTTGTCGCGCTGGTTGCCCTCTAAAATATCGTGCAGCAGGTCGAATTTATGGTAAGAAAACCAGACCGCTTCCTGAATGGGTGTAAATTTTCCGGCGATCTCATGTGCTAGGCTCTGGCTAT